AATCGCGAAGAAGAAAGATCAATTCGGCGACGAGATCGAGAAGCTGGATCTCGCAATCGAAGCGCAGCGGGCTTATATCGCCGCGCTCGATGGCACCCCGGAAGCCATCGCCAGCGTGGCAAGCGCCGAGAAGGCTGCCGCCATCGTTCTCGAACTGAACAACAAGCTGACGGATGCGGGCCATGCGAAGCTAACGGCGCTTCAGGAAGCAACGATCGGCCAGAAGGTCGCACTGGGCGAGTCGCTGAAGGCGCTCGACGAGTACGGCAAGGAACTGGTCGGACAGCAGCATTCCTCTCAGTTGGCCACCGATCAGGCGCGCGCGCTGGGAGCCGCGATCTCGGGAGGCGAGGAAGCGACCCGCCGCGCAACGGTTGACAACGCCATTCTCGGCCTGACCTACAACCGCACCGCCGAGCAAATCGCGACGATGCGGCCTGAGCTTGAGAAGTTGCGGACTCTGATGCAGGCGAAGTCCGACGTGGAGTCACTGAACGAGTTTCGCAAGGCGCTCGACGAGCAGCAGAAATCGGCGACCCTCTCGACCACGCAAACCCGTGCCCTGGCTGTCGCGAACCTCGAAGGCGATGAAGCAGCCCGCCGCGCCGCCGTGTCGAATGCCATTCTCGCGCTGACGTACAACAAGACCGCCGACCAGCTACGCGCGCTGGCTCCTGAAATCGCGAAACTCCGCGAAGCGCTGACCGGCAAATCGAACGCCGATGTCGTCGATGGCACGAACCGGGAGATCTTTGCCATCCGGCAGGAGATCGCCAGCCGACGCGGCCTGGTGCCCGCGATTCTCGCCGGGGAGGAAGCGTACCGCCAGGCCGCGCTCGCGGTGAAGCTCTATGCTCTCGACCAGCAAATCGCCGCTGCGACCGATGCCGACGTTATCAAAGCGCTTCAACTGAAGCGGCAGGCAATCGTCGATCTCACGCAGGCCGAATGGAACGAAACCGACGCACGCGCGGCCAAGGCGCTCGACTCGCCGCTCGACCGGTACGAGGAAGAGACGGCCGCACTGAAGCGGCAGATCAACGTGCTGACCGACAACGGCAAGCAGACGCTGAGCTACGGGCAGGCGGTTATGGTCGCGGCAAAGCAACAGGAGAATTTCAACAAGCTCACCGATGAGACCGTCGCCATCCTGCTTCGTTCAGGCAAGGCACAAGACGGAGTTGCAGCCTTTTTCCTCGACATGCAGAAGCAGGCCAAAACGACGGCCAGCATCATCTACGATGCCTTGCACTCTGCTTTCGACAAACTCTCCGACAACCTGACGCAACTGATCACCGGAGGCAAGACGAATTTCGCGGCCATGTTCCGGGACATCGGCAAGCAGATTCTCAATTCGACTATCAAACAAGGTCTACAGAAGGGCCTCGGCGCGTTGGGAGCGAAGCTCGGCATCAATCTGGGCGGGATCACCAAACCCGATGGATCGACCGAACCGCTCGCGCTCTGGGTGCGGTTGGCGAAGTCTTCGGGGGGGGCTGGAACGGTCCCGCCTTCGGGAACGGTCCCGCCTGTGGGAACCGGCCCCGCGGCGAGCCTCGGGAACATCTTCGGCGGATCGGCAGGCGGCGTGATCTTCAACGCACTGGGCACTGCCGCGGGTTTGTTGGGCACCCTGTTCGGAGGCGGAGCTGGTGGCGGCCTCACCCCGAGCGTGAGCAGTTCGATTTCGTATCGGGCCAGCGGCGGACCCGTATCGCCGGACACGGCCTATCTTGTGGGAGAAAGCGGTCCCGAGATCCTCTATGGAGCGTCGGGAAGTATCGCGAGCAATTCGGCATCGCGGCGCATGCTCGGCAGCGGCGGGTCCAACCATTACTACACGATTGACGCTCGCGGCACAGATCCTGTACTGACCGAGCAGCGCACACGATCCGCGATCATCGCAGCGCACCAGTCGGCGGTCGTAACTTCGCTGCAAGCGGTCAACGAGCGAGCGAAGCGGACGCCAGCGCGGTAACCATGCCGACTACCTTCAACGGCTGGCCGATCATTCCGATGCCGTTCATACCAGCGGCTCCGGCGTCCGTCGAATTCACCCTGATGGACTCGGTCGCGGTCAGCGTATCGCCATTCACGGGCGCGCAGCAGATCCAGAACTGGCAGTCTTCGTGGCTCGAAGCATCCGTATCGATGCCGCCCCTGACGCACGCGCAGGCGCAGGCCTGGATCGCGTGGCTGATGGGAGTGCAGGGCCAGGCGAACGTGTTTCAACTTGGCGATCCGCTGGCACGGGCTCCGCTGGCCGGAGTTGGCTCGGGAACCATGGCGGTCAATGGAGCAGGACAAACCGGGTACACGCTCAGCGTGAGGGACTGGACCGGAGAACTCTCTCCGGGCGACTGGCTACAGGTCGGTTACCGGTTGTACCGCAATCTCGGAACAGTAAGCGCGAGCGGCGGCGCTGTTGCGCTCAGCATCTGGCCCCAGATCCGGGAGTCGCCGCTCGATGGGGCCGCGATCACGCTGGTGAACACGCAGGGGCTGTTCCGGCTGAAGTCAAACGCGCGGAAGTATTCGATCACCGAATCACGGATGTACGGTTTGCAGTTTGAGATCCGGGAGGCGCTCTGAAATGCCGCGTGCGATGAGCAGCGACATGCTCGCCGCCGTGAAGGCGAGCGAGCTGCAACCGGCGCTCTTCGTCGAGGCTTATTTCGTCACCGGTCCGATTCACGTCTGGAGCGGGTACGGAACGATCCAATGGAACGGTCACGCATGGGCGGGGATCGGAACCCTTGGCGGGGTCTCGACAATCGAGGACGGGGCCTCGGTCGAAGCGAAGGGCATAACGCTGACGATGAGCGGGATCGATCCGGCGCTGATCGCCGATGTCCTCGGAGAATTCCAGTTGGGCGCTCCCGTCACGGTGTGGCTCGGCCTCTTCTCAGCCGGAGCGCTGATCACGTCGCCCATCGTCTCATGGGCGGGGAGGATGGATCAGCCTTCAATCGAAGTCGGCGGCAACACCGCGATCATCTCGATCAACTGCGAAAACCGGCTGCTCGATATGAATACTTCGGTCTATCGCCGCTACACGAACGACGATCAGCAACTCGACCACCCAGGGGACAGAGGCCTGGAGTTCGTGAGCGGGATTCAGGAAGTGACGATCTACTGGGGCAAGACTCCGAACTCCGCGAACAACATTTGAATCTGATGGGCCTCACACGCTTACCTGGCTGGCAGAGCGCGCTCGATCGCTTTCTTACCGCGCATCGGGAGACGCGTTTCCAGTACGGTGTCTGGGACTGCTGCCTCTTCGCGTGCGACGCCATCGAAGTGATGACCGGAGTGGATGTGGCGGTGCAGTTCCGTGGCCGCTACCACTCGCGCACGGAGGCGCAACGTGCGATCCGTGGCTACGCGGGCGAGGCATCCGTTCGGGCTGTGGCCGAGCGCGTCACGGAGGCCCACGCGATGCCGCAGGTACATATTCTGCGAGCCCGGCGGGGAGACGTGGTGCTGATCCGGCGACCGCGCGATTACTCGCTGGGCATCGTTGCTCTGAACGGCACGGACGTAATCACGGTAACGCCGCAGGGGCTTCAACGGATCGCGCTCTCAAATGCGATTTGCGGCTGGCAAGTCTAGATCTCCAAAGCTTAGATGTCAAAATTCATCGGAGTCATTGTCGGCGGGCTGGAGGTCGTCCTCGGCGTTGTCGCCCTGTTTGTTCCCGGATTGCAGGGTGTGGGCTACCTGCTGATCTCTGCGGGCGTCGGTACCCTGCTGACCGGTGTCGGCACGATCCTGTCCAGCAATGCGGCCCAGCAGTTGCTTGGCTATGCAGCAGCGGCGCGGAATCCCATTGCCCCATGGATGGTCGTCTATGGACGCTCAATCGTCGGCGGAACCGTCGTCTATATCCACGAATTCGGCGACAGTAACAAGTACCTCGACATGGTCATAGTGCTGGCAGCGCACCCCTGCCAAAGCGTCGACAGCCTGCTGTTCGATAAGCAGATCATTCAGTTGAACGGCAACGGCGACAGCTTCACGCCCCTTCAACAGACGGTCAGCATTCATCACATCTCGCGCGCCAACGATGTCGTAACGGTTGTGCTCCTCGCGAATATCCCGCTGCTGGTACCGGACGACACTGTGTTCATTTCCGGCATCACCGGGGATTACACATTGAACGGCAGGTATCCCGTCGCGCAAATCATCAGCCAGGTGGTGGGCAGCCCCGGCAGCATCACTTTCACGTACATCTGCGGCGGCAGTCCCGCAATCGTTGATCTTGAGGGAACCGTTCAGACCACGTGGCCGGATTATGGCAGCAAGGTTCACATGGAAACGTTGCTGGGGGACCACACCGACACGTTTCCTGGCATGCTCAGCGGGACGCCGAACGACGGCGACACCGACGACCTGATCGTCTGTCCGAACAACCCCTGGGACAGTTCCCACAGGTTGCTCGGGAGAACCTCGGTCTTCCTGCGGCTGCATTACAACGATGTGGTCTTCTCCGGCGGACTCCCGCAAATCAGCTTCCTGGTCCATGGCAAGAAAGACATCCTCGATCCACGTTCGAGCCCGGTCACCAACGCTTATACCGAGAACGCGGCTCTCTGCATCGCCGACTATTTGAGCAACACCACATGGGGGTTCAAGGCTGCGTGTGGAACCGAGATCCCGACCGCGCCGTTAATCGCGGCGGCCAATATCTGCGATGAGACGGTGCCGCTGGCGGCGGGTGGCACGGAGCCGAGGTATGCGCTGAACGGAAAGTTCGATCTCTCGCTGAGACGCGGGGACGTACTCCAGAATCTCCTCACTTCCTGCGCGGGGCGGATCACTTACCAGGGCGGACAGTTCGTGATCTGGCCCGCCGCCTGGCATGGATCGTCTCCGGCTCCAGATCCGGGTATCGGCAATATGTCCGGCTCTTACCGCTGGAAATCCACAGTCAGCATCCGGGACCTGTTCAACGGAGTCAAGGGAACGTATATTTCGCCCGCCAATAAGTGGCTCGCGAGCGACATTCCTCCTTATGCGCAGGATGCGATCCACGGCTATTCTTTCGACGCGAACCTCGTCACGGACAGCGGCGACCGCCGGTGGCTCGACATCCAGTTGCCGTTCACCATCTCTTCGGCGACCGCGCAGCGGATCTGCAAGATAGAACTGTTGCGGCGTCGGCAGCAGGGAACGGGAACGTTCCGGTACAACATGGCTGGCTACGGCATGGCCACGCTGGACGTTATCTCGATGACGAACCAGTTCCTCGGATGGACCAACAAGCTGCTTGAGATCACCGCGCATCGGTTCACACTCGAAACCCAGGCGCAGGGCGGGACGGACGTTACGGTCCTCGGCACGGAGATCGACGTTCAGGAGACCGACTCATCCATCTATGACTGGGACCCCGCCGAAGAACTGACGCCGCAGGGTTATCAGCAGTCCCTGGTTCCAAACGCCTTCACGCCAGCGCCGCCCACCGGCCTTACCCTGCTCAGCGATGCCACCACAACAGTGGCCACGGCCACCGGGCTTGCAGACGCCATTCTGGTCACCTGGATTGCGCCCGCAGACGGATATGTTTTGAGTGGCGGCCACATTGAATGCCGGTATCAACTCAGCATCAGTGCCGATGTCTCGGCGGCGTCGTGGTCGGCGGGGATCGCCACCTTCACAACGGTTGCGCCCTGCGGCTTCGATACGGGACAGATAGTCCAGATCTCGGGAGCGGCTCCGGCGGCTTGGAATGTCACAGGCTTCGCCACGGTCACCGGGCCTTCGACTTTCACTGTGGCAGTGGCAGTGAATCCGGGTACGTGGACATCCGGAGGCGCGGTCGCGAACGCCGTCTGGACCGGGCTACCCAGTGTGAATCCGTCGGTAACGCAGATCGTGATCCATGGCGTCGTTGACGATGCTCCATATCTGGTCGAAATCCGAGCCGTGAACGCGGGTGGCGTGCCTTCCGCATGGGTGGAGGCCGGACCCGTGAATGCCAATGGTGCGCAAGCGCCTCTGTCGTGGAAACCGTTCGGCGAACTGAGTCCGATCCTTCACCCGGCTGGTTACGCTTTCGGCATCGCTCAGGATTCACTGGCCGGGGCGAGCGGAGATCAGCCGGGGCTGTTCCTCCGCGGCTGGCCTCCCGTGAATACGTTCTCGCAAACCATCACCACACCTCCAGTGATCGACCCGGCAGCGGTGGTATCAGCAGCGACCGGCGCGAGTACTCTGCTCGGCGATGCTCTCGCGCTGGTCTTCGCAATCGATTCCGCCGGCCAATACTCCCGAGCGTCGAATCCGACGACCTTCTCGATCGCAGCCATTGCGGAGAAAGCCGTCTTCTCGGCAACGCTTCCGGCGGGGACAGCGCAGTATCAGGTCTTCGTCGGCCCGAACCTCGACACGCTCATCGGCCAGAACATCGTGACCCACGGGGCGGGCGCCGCGACGATCACGATTCAGTCGTATGGCGTCACCGGCTACGGCCCTCCGGACCCGCAGTTCGACCACTTCCATATCCGCGCGAAGCGAGAAGTCCACGGCGGGGTCTTGGCCGCAAACCTCGCCGCGACGGGCGGCGCTTTCGGGATCACGGTACAGATCGGTCTGCCTGCCGGTACGTCGCTCACGCTGGGCCAGTTCGACGGCTACACCATCTCGAATATAAGCCGGTACGGGTTGCCGTCAACCGGACCATTCCCGGATGAACGAATCATCCACACGGCCACCGACGGCACACTGGAGATTGAATCCTCCGAGGGATTCGGCCTTGACGATCTGGTCATGATTCGGGCACAGGCCGACACGCACACCGCGACAACCATCGGATGCTCGAATTTCGAGAACGTTTTCTATCCAGGCGGAATGGTCGTGGATGACGAGCAACACTACGAGGTCGTGTTGATGGCAGGAACCGGAGCCGGGCAGGTTCGGGACATCGCGTCGAACACTTCCACGGTGCTGACGGTCAATGTGCCGTTCAGTGTCGTCCCGGACGGCAGCACAATGTTCGTGGTTCGGGAAAAGGCGTGGACGGTCGATATCGTGACGACCGCTGTGAGGGCGCTCACTTATCCAACGGTTCCGGGGACGCCTCCTGTAATCGCCAACCCGGTAGTGACCG